ATAGTGCAAAAAGTGTCGTGGATATGTTTCCGAGAACGGACATACACAAATGACATTCATTCTGTCCTCTCAATCCATGTTGAGACGGTAATAAAGCTATATAGGGTATAGGTTATTGGCTGTATAAGGAATTGTAAAATAGGAGATCTAACCTCTTTCGAGATTAGGTCTCTTATTTTATGTTTCTTTATTATAAGACGACACTTAAGGGTAAAACAATGGTATACTAACAACGAAAAAACTTAGAAGAGGTGAAAGTAATGAGCAAGCCTACCATTGACCAATATTTACTATCAACATGCCTATTTATAATTGATGAATTTAATGGGCTTTATAAAGATGTAGATAAAAAGGAATTAAAGAGAATAGCTGATGAAACATATAATGAGATGGATATATGTGTTAAAATAGGATATCCATTTAGACAAATGGCACATTATACAGTAGGAGACAAAAAGAAGAATAAAGAGTTTAAGGTGAATCATGATATTTATATTTCGACAAAGGATTTTAAAATAGAAGTGAAATATCTTAAAAACTGGAAAACCATACATGGGACTTATGCAAACAGTAAAGTTTGGAAGGTATACAAAGATGATTTCGATTGGCTATTTAATGAAATTGATAATAACGAGCAAGGAAAACGGGCAGTTATTTTAGGGTGGTTTAATTGTGTGGAGTACTTTGCACAGTTCTTACAACTTGGGCAAGGATTGGGGAATAAGCCTTTAGCAAATGAAGAAAAAGTTTCTTATTTTCCGTTTTTAAGAAAGACGAAAGTGCCTACATTGACTAGTGATTTAGTTTACAATTATGAATCAGCGTATAAGATATTACCTGTGAATTTAATAGGCGAATTACCAAGACAATGTAACTGTTTATTTCTAGGAAATGAAGAAGATGTTTTTCATTTTGCCATATATTTTTAACACCTATGAAAATAGGTGTTTTTTCTTAGATAGATCAGAATAATGCATTAATGAGGTTGCCATATATAACCAATGAAGGTATGATTAGACTATACGTTAATTGAGTTTCATATAAAAATTAGTTGTGAAAATAAAATAAGTGTATGGCAATTAAAACATGTGGAAAAGGGTGAAAATATTGGGAATGCATAATGATCTAACTTTCTTTACGAACGAATCGGAACGTAATTTATACGATAGGTTTAACAAAATATTAAAGTCTAATACCCAGTTTTATGATATGTTAGTGGGCTATTTTAGGACAAGTGGTTTCTACCTTATGTACCCTGCAATGGAAGATCTTGAAAAGATAAGAATTTTAGTAGGACTTAATGTAGATGGAAAGACGGTAGAAATTATTCAAGAAGCTGAAAATGAACAGATGTCCTTTGAAATGTCTCATAAAGAGGTTAAAAATGAGTTTACAGAGGATATAGCTGATGAAATGAAACGGTCAGAGGATAGCTACCGTGTTGAGCAAGGGATTAAAACTTTTATTGAATGGATTCAAAGTGGAAAATTAGAAATGAGAATATATCCTGATGCACCCATTCATGCAAAGGTATATATTATGAGAAAAGATATGGAAAAGGTGCCAGACCAGTATGGAAGTGTTATCACAGGCTCTAGTAACTTTTCAAAATCAGGACTAGTTGATAATCTTGAGTTTAATGTGGAGCTTAAAGACAGTAGAGATGTAGATTTTGCATTGCAAAAGTTCGAAGACTTATGGGAGAAATCAGTAGATATTACGGATGAGTATATAGAAACAATTAATAAAAAAACGTGGATTCGTGAAGATATTACACCATATGAATTGTTTTTAAAAACGCTATATGAATATTTTAAAGAAGAAATTAATGAAGATAAAAATGAATCTTGGGATGATATACTGCCAGATGGGTTCATGAAACTACAGTATCAAATAGATGCTGTTACACAGGCAAAAAAAATCTTAAATGCATATAATGGTGTATTTATAGCTGATGTGGTCGGTTTGGGTAAAACTTTTATTTGTGCAATGTTGGCTAAACAATTGAATGGAAGAAAATTAGTTATTTGTCCGCCAGTACTTAAAGATTATTGGGAAAGAACGTTACAACAATTTGATACCCAAGCCAAAGTAGAGTCTTTAGGAAAGTTAGATAGTATTCTGGAAGATGAAGAACTTATGAAAAATGTAAAGTTTGTGTTTATTGATGAGGCACATAGATTTAGAAATCAAAAAACAGAGAGCTTCCAAAAACTCCATGAGATATGCTATAACAAAAAGGTGATATTAGTTACAGCTACACCACAAAACAACTATTCAAGTGATATAGCAAACCAACTTTATTTGTTCCAACCTAAAAACAACAGTACTATTCCAAACAATAAAAACCTAGAAGCCTTTTTTAATAGGCTAGATAGAGACTTAAAGAAGTTAGAGAAAGGTTCAGAGGAATACTCGCAGACTTTAAAGGATAATTCGGAAAAAATAAGGGATAAAGTGCTACGAAATGTAATGATTAGAAGAACACGTAGTGAGATTATGGAATTTTACAAAGATGATTTAGAAAAACAGGGACTTAGGTTCCCCAAATTAGGAGCTCCAGAAAAAATTGTCTATACATATGATGATGATGTGGAAAAAGTATTCAATCATACCATAGCAAGTATCCAAAGCCTTACGTATGCTAGATATAAGCCACTTACGTATTTGAAGGTGGTGCCAAAAGAGGTTGCATCCTTATTAGTATCACAAAGAAATATTTCAGGCTTTATGAAATCCATTCTTATAAAAAGACTGGAGAGTAGTTTTGAAGCGTTTAAAAAGACACTGGGGCGTTTCATAAAATCATATGAACAGTTTTTACGGATGTGCCAAAGTGGTGAGATTTATATCAGTAAAAAGATTGATGTATATGATTTGCTTGATAACGGTGATGACGAAAAACTAATGGAACTGGTAGAGGATGAGCTAGTCCAGCATTATAAGACGAGTGCTTTTAAAGATAATTTTATAGATTCTATAAGATATGATTTAGCATTGCTCAGAAGCCTTATAGATGAGTGGTTAGAGATTATAGAAGATCCAAAAAAAGAGCAATTTTTACATGAGTTAAAGACAAATTTAAAGCTAAAGGATAAAAAGATTATTATCTTTACTGAATCAAGGGAAACGGCAGAATATGTAGGTGAATACTTGGAGTTACATTATCCACAGCAAGTACTTACGTTTAGTGGACAAGGTTCGAATTCCGTTAGACAGGAAATAGAGGCCAACTATAATCCAAATTATGTATATGAAAAGAAAGATGATATAAGGTTTTTAGTAACTACAGATGTTCTCGCAGAAGGTATAAACTTGCATAGGAGTAATGTTATTATCAACTATGATTTACCATGGAACCCAACAAAGGTTATGCAAAGGGTGGGACGTATTAATAGGGTGGGGACAGAACATAATGAGATTCATGTATTTAACTTTTTCCCAACGGCACAGGCTAATGCTCATTTACCCCTAGAAGAGAATATCATATTAAAAATACAAGCCTTTCACGACACATTAGGGGAGGATTTTAAATATTTATCTGAGGATGAAGAGGTTTCATCACACAATTTATATACTAAATTAAATAGTAAAGAGTCGTTTGAAGCAGAAGGAAGTAGCGAAGTATCTGATTTGAAATATTTAAAGATCATTAGGGATGTTCGTGATAATAATGAGGAGCTTTTTCAAAAAATAAAGAGATTGCCACAGAAATCAAGAACAGGCAGAATAGTTCCTGATGCTCAAGAGGATAAGACCATAACTTTTTTGAGGAAAGGTGCTTTGAAAAAGTTTTTTATTGCAAATAGTCTAGACTCGCAGGAGGTATATTCTTTACAAGCAATGCAATATCTAGAAGTTGCTCCTGATGAGAAGAAAATAGGGGTGCCCAAAACTTACTATGATCATTTAGAATTAAACAAACTAGGATTTGAAATAGCCTTAACAGAAGAAGAGGAGGTTGTTACAGAAAAGACTGCAAAAAAAGGTAATGATGCAGGGGTAATAAAAATCTTAAAGGCAATTGCAAGATGTAAGATGTTTACGGATGACCAAGATGCTTTAATAAAACGAATGAGAAATATTTGGGAAGAAGGAAATATCCCAGATACTATTTCAAAAGTAATTCTCAAGACAACCAAAGGCATGAGTGACCCCATAAAAATATTTTATGAAATCATTGGGATTGTTCCTGAAAAATATTTTGAAGAACGAAAAGGTAAGAAGAAAGCAAATGTTACAGGGGATATGAAAGTTATCCTTTCATCATATCTAAAAAAGGGGATGTAAAATAGATGAGTGTTGCAAAATTAAACATTTTAAAAGAGACATTTGGGCAAGAGTTTAATATTAATAGATTTAAACAGTTTACTAGAGAGTTTTTTAATGAGCCTGAAATGTTGCCAGAAACTAAGCGTACAGGGATATGGAAAGAATATCAAGAACATATTAACTCATACTATACTGTTGCAAAATATGCGGATGCAGAAGCAAATAATTTAATTGTAGTTGCGGTAGAATTAAAAAGAAATACAAGTATAGATCGGGCAAGGAGTATGCAAAGAAACTTCATATCTAAAATCCTTGATGAAAATAATTTAGAGGCAGCAATTGTAGCGTTTTACACAGAAGATGAACCAAGTTGGAGATTGTCCTTTGTAAGATTAGATTATACTTTTACCGATAAAGGACTGGAATTAGAGTTAACACCTGCTAGAAGATATTCTTACCTTATTGGTGAAAATGAGCCTAATCATACAGCACAGTCACAATTATTAAATATATTTGCAGATGACAAACATAACCCTACACTAAATAAAATAGAGGAAGCATTTAGCGTTGAAAGTGTTACTATAGATTTCTTTAATCAATATAAGGAAAAGTATTTAGAATTAAAAGAATATCTAGAGCAAGATAACTCTTTTGTAGAAGAAGCCCATAATTTAGGGTTTGAAGTAAATAAATTTGCAGAGCAATTCTCTAAAAAATTAATGGGACAGTTAGCCTTCTTATACTTTATACAGAAGAAAGGCTGGTTAGGTGTAAAAATTGTACCTAAAACAATTACAAAACAAGAATTATCTAATATATATAATTTGGTAGATGAAACCAAAAAGAAAGTTTTACAAAAGGTCTATCAAGAGGATAAAAAAGGTATATATACACTAAATATTGATCTGATTTCATCAAGAGATTTTACTGAACATGAGGCTGAAATCCTATCAGCTATTTTTCTTAATAATGAAAAATTCGATGAACCTTGGGGGAAGGGATATAGGCAATTTATTAGGGATGTATTATGGAAACATTGTGTAATACATAAGAAAAACTTTTTTGATGATTATCTTGAGCCATTTTTTTATCAAGCCCTTAATAAGGAAAGAAAACACCACTATTTTAAACTGTTTAATTGCAAGATACCATTTTTAAATGGTGGTCTATTTGAGCCATTGGAAGGCTATAATTGGAAGGATATTAAACTTGAAATACCTAACAAGCTATTTTCTAATAAAGAAGAAAAAGGTAGACTGGCAGATGGGATATTAGATATATTTGACCGATTTAATTTTACTATGAATGAAGCAGAACCCCTTGATAAGGAAGTCGCAGTAGACCCTGAAATGTTAGGGAAAATATTTGAAAACTTACTTGATGTTAAAGACAGAAAATCAAAAGGTGCTTTTTATACACCAAGGGAAATTGTACATTATATGTGCCAAGAAAGCCTTATAAATTATATTGTAAATGAAATAAATGTTCCTTATGAAGATGTAAAAGAATTTATTCTATATGGTGAGATTATTAGAGATGCAGATGGTAGAACGGGTGTTGGATATGGTAAAGCATTAACAATCAAACAATCAATTTATGATAACATTGTGGAAATAGATGAAGCTTTAAAAAATGTAAGAGTTGCAGACCCAGCGGTTGGTTCAGGAGCTTTTCCATTAGGGATGCTAAATGAAATCGTAAGAGCACGTTATAATATTACAGAATATATTATTAGGAAAGATAAGGAAGGGGCTTTTGATAGGAGATTTGGGGAAGATTTTATAAGGAGATGGCGTTCACCTTATAAAATGAAATGGGATACTATTAAAAATAGTATATTTGCAGTAGATATTGAAGCAAGTGCAGTAGATATTACCAAACTTAGATTATGGCTCTCAGTAGTTGTAGACCAAGAGATTGATGAAGAAAACCCAGAACCTCATCCACTGCCTAACCTAGATATGAATATCCATGTAGGGAATAGCTTGATTGATGAATATGAAGGGATAAAGCTATTTGATAAGTCCATACTGCTAAAGGATAAGGATAATAAAAATAAAAAGTCAGGGAGAGTAGTAGAGCAATTACGACTACTTTTTGATTCTGATGAAATTCTTGAAGAAATGTTTGATAAACAAAGCCAATATTTTGATGAGACTAATGAAGTTAATAAAAAGGCTTTAAAAGATAGGATTGATATATTAAGGAATGAATTGATTATTTATAAGCTAAGAGAAAGTGGGCAAAGTGAGGCGTTACAAAAATATAATTCTAGTAAAGATAATAAATCAATGCCATATTTTATTTGGGAGTTAGAATTTGCAAAAGTTTTTAAGGAAAAAGGTGGTTTTGATATTGTTATGGGTAATCCACCATATATTAAAGTACAAAATTTAGATAGCCAGATAGTAAGCTATTTTAAAGAAAAATTTGAAGCAGCAAAAGGGAAATTTGATATTTATGTGGTATTTATTGAAAAATCATTTGATTTAATTAATGAAAAAGGTATGGTTTCATTTATACACCCACATCGGTTTTTAAAAGCCGAGTATGGAAAAGGAATTAGAAAATATTTAAAAGAAAACGTAGCATTGAAAAAGTTTATTAATTTTGGGGTAGCACAGGTTTTTGATACGGCTACAACCTATACAGGAATATTCTTTTATAGCAATTATAATAAACATATAGAATATGCTGAATCAAGTAACTTAGATTTATATAATATTGAATTTAAGAGAAAAAAGTATAGGTTACTCAAAGATAGGTGGGAATTCAATCATACGGAATTTGAGATATTAGATAAAATATATGGCCAAGAAAAATCAGTTAAAGATATTTTCAAAGGAATATACCAAGGATTAATTACTGTTGGAGATGATATATTTATTCTAAAAGGAGATATTTCAGAAGAAGGTGTTTTTAAAGGTTTCTCAAAAGAGTTAGATGAGTATGTTACTATAGAAGGAGAGCTGATGAAGCCACTTTTAAAAGGTGAACATATTAGAAGATATGGAGTGCCATCAAGTGATATATACGCTTTTTATCCTCATTATATAGACGCTAAAAGTAAAACTAAACCTTTTGAAGAAGAGAATTTTAGACGTGATTACCCCTTAGGTTATAAATATATTTTAAATTTCAAAGAGTATCTAGTCGAAAAAAAGGTGAAATACAAAACTAATCCAAAGTATTGGTATAGCTTACATAGAGCTAGAGATATGGATATATTTGATAATGTAAAAATAATAACCCCACAACTACAAAATTATCCTAATTTTACATTAGATAACAATAGCAATTATCCAGATGCAGGAGGATATAGCTTGGTATTAAATGAAAGTTATTATGGTGACTATAAATATTATTTAGGTATCTTAAATAGTAAGCTAATGTGGTATTTTATTAAAAATACAAGTACTCCATTTAATAGTGGATATTACTATTTTAAGACGAAGTATTTAGAACCATTTGGTATACCAGAAAGTGCCGATTTAGCAACAAAGAATAAAATCATTAATTTGGTAGATAGGATAATGAAACAAGATGATCCCAACTTAAAATTGCTAGAGATGGAGTTAGATAAGGCAGTTTATAAGCTATATGATTTAAATAATGATGAGATTAATCATCTTGAAAAAGAATATTAGAATAGAAAGGACTTTTATATGGCAGGAATAAAATATGAAATTAAACAAAATTTTGGAGTATTATCAGAATCTGCAAAAGGATGGACAAAAGAATTAAATATGATTAGTTGGAATGATAGGGAGCCTAAGTATGATTTAAGAGATTGGGATTCTAAGCATGAAAAGATGGGGAAGGGAATTACTTTATCAGCCGAGGAGTTAAAGAAACTTAAAGAGATCTTAAATAATATGGAATTTTGAGAAAGATAGTAGCCGAGGTGTAATTAAGTAAACTTCGGCTATTTTTATAAGGAGAACAGTATAATCTACCAAACTAAAGGCAAATGGGGAGCGATATCGTGGCTGCTAAAAAAAGACAGTACCATATTTGGCAATACAATCTTTCTGATTTAAAAGACAATGATGGGAAGTTAATACTTGAGATTACATCAGATGGGCTAGTGCATACAAGTGAAACATTGATGTATTATATCTTAAATGAAAAAATTAGAAACAAATCATATGATGATGCTGAGGAATACAAAACAGATAATAAAGGTGATATTCACAAGGTAAAAAAGAACCTACTGCATATTATAACTATTAAAACAGGGGGTAATCGTTCAAAGGCTGATAATGAAAAACTGAAAATACTGCTAGAAAAAGGATTTTATTTAAGCAGGCAAGAGGAAGAACATTTTGTGTTTTTAGATAATGTACTTTCAGGTTCCCAGAATAAAGAGTGTAGGCAAATATTTATATGGGACAAGTTTTATGATAGTTTGAAAGAGCACGTATCACTTGGAATAGAGCCCACTAATTGTACTATATCTAAGAATCTTACAAGGAATGCACTAAGCACTACAGATGTACATGTGGTTTCTGTTGATATGAAAAGCTTAGGTATTTGTATTATTCCAGACTGCGAAGTTCCAGTGTATGAAACGGTAAACATGATTAAGTCATATTCTAGATCGCCAAAGGAAGAAGAGCAATATAAAGAACTTATGGATTGGGTAGAAGAAGATAAAGATTATTATAAAGCAGTAAGAGCAGCAACGGATATTGTTAATGCTAATGATTGTACTCTTGAAAAACACACAAAAAGTAATCATCAAAAAACAACATACAAAACAGTTAGGAAATGGAAAGAAGTAGGTTGTAAGGTAAAAGGCGAGGAACTTGAGAATCCCAAGGCTAGATTTTATGTAGATAATAAGGACAAATACTATCCGTTATATATTCAAGAACAGACGGATGAAATTGGAGAAGAAGAAATACGAGAAATCCCCGTTACCGAATGGTCAACAGGATTGCAGCTGGTAACTGAAGAAAATCACGAATGCATGGAAAATGTTTTTGATGGTATGGGGCTTGTAAGTAAAGAACTAGGATCAAAATTTAAAAAAGCACTTGATGTACCATATAAAGTTACTGGATATCAGTTAAGATTGCCATGTGTAAAAGGTTTTTTCCCCTCTATAGATTTCCATGCCTATTATAAAAAACATGGGATTGATACTATTACAGATATGTGGGGACAAGTTCATAGGGTTGAGGATATTGATTTACTGATTACAGAATCTACCTTTAAAGCAAAAATAAATGTGACAGGTCTTAAAGAAGATGGGTCAGAGATAAAAGAATGGCTATTTTCTTCTATTGACGACTATAAGGCTAGGCTTATTAAGTATGGCTATGATGTCATAGGCATTTCAAACTTTGCTATGCCAGTGGAGGAAGAATATAGACGTGCAACTTATCAGTTATGGCTTGCTTTAGACATGGGCTTATGGGATATGTTAGCATTTGCGAATGTACAAGGTGATATTATCCATAAGGTTCTTAGTATCTATCGAAAAGAGCAACTAGACTGGGAAGACATAAAGTATATCCAAAGCTTTTTGAATTTGATACAGAAAGAAAATCCTGATACGAATCTTGAAAAGGAATGTGCGGATACCATAACAGCTATTCAGATTAATAAGAAGATGGTATTTGATCGGAAGGTCATTAAAACGATTAAAGCAGTAATCGATAAGAAAATCGATGATATGAGTCTTGGCAGGATGTATATTAAAGGAAAGTATATGTATATAACGCAGGATATATTAGCTTTTTTAAGGTACGCAGGGGCAGAGGACAAAGAGAACTGGCAATATGAAGGATTTTTAAATGCAAAGGAATGCTACAGTGGTGGGAAAATCAAAGGAAATACTGTACTTGCTAGAAATCCTATAGTTTCATATTCAGAAATTACAAAGGTAAACTTTGTAGATTACGAAGGTGAGGATGCAGAATTTATTAGAGATATTGATAATATCGTTCAACTGCCATTAGGAACAGAGTGCGACCGATTGGGTGGAGCGGATAAAGATGGGGATGCTGTGTTAGTATTATCAACAGATTATAACCTCAAAGATACATCAGTAAGATTTTTGCAAAATTATAACTATGTATCTAAAGCTGAAGGGAAATTACAGGGTAAAAACAGATTGGAAAGCATTAATAAGCAGATGAAAAGACATTTTGATAAGAAATTCCCTGATAAAGCTATCGTAACATTAGAAGATTATATTGTTTCATCATATGTTCAGATAAATGATGATGATAAAGCTACTGCTATGAGTAAACCGTGGAGCAAAGAAAATGTCATCGACTTTATCTTAATATCGGAAGACAAAACAGGCCAGATTACGGATATTGATTCTACTATAGAAAATGTGGGAATGGCAGAAGGGGATTTAACGAAATATTCCTTACCTATTGCCATCATGAAGGATTTGCAAGGAAAAATGATAGATGCCAGTAAGAGTGGACTGTTTGATGAAGTGGTAATCCCAGAAGTTATAAAATTGAAATATAATAAACGCCCACAATTTATGTTTGCTAAAGATGGTAATGAATTTAACAAAGACTATGATACGACTTCGGGGCTTGATTTTATGGCAAAGGAGTTAAAAAAGTTTAAAGAGCACGTAAAAACTGTTATGGTGGATAAAATAAATAGGAAAATAAAAACACAGGGTTTTAACAATATACATAGTTATATGCAGAATACTAACTTAGATGGTATTGTGACCCAAGATATTATTAAAAAACTAGAGCCGACATACAAGAAGTTCATTGATGAGAATAGGACATTAGCTATTTCAAAATCAAAAACTAATCAGTATTCAAGTGATGACGTATATAAAAGAGAACGAGAAGCTTTAGACCAAAAGTTTAAAGATTTATATGAAAGAACAAGGATGGCAGCAGAGAAGATTTGCGATTGTCCTTCACTATTAGCTACTGCTTCTGTGCGTATGACATATATAAATACAAAGCACAATAATCAAAATGATAATTACTCTTTTTGCTGGGTTGTTGCGAGTGAAGGGATACTACAAAATATTAAGATGAATGAGGATATAGAAAAAATTGATATCACCAGGGCGGATGTTAATGATGATAATGTATTTGAGTGGCTAGGAGAAAGGTTCAAGGTCATTACCAGAGAAGGTGAAGTAGAACTTATGTTTGACGGAAAAGATATGGATATTCCCGAGAAGTATATCCGTAAAAAAGTTCAGGTGTTAGCGGATGTCAATGATTTGAAGTTAACGATTATGGGAGTAGAAAAAGGAAAGGCAGAAGAAATAGCACAGGAAATGTTACACAACACATACAAGCTATTTCTAAATGATAAAGGTTGGATTGGCATTTGGGGGAATATGAGTATTAAAGAAAAAGAAACCTTAGATGCTGGAATAGATATTAGGGCATATTTAGGACATCAAGTTACTGTAAAGGAAATTGTTCAAGCCAGAAATACGCAAACTATTATTAAAGTGATCATTCATATTAAAGGTTAAACGCCAGCGAAGCTGGCTTAGGGTGGACAATGTGGTCTGAAATGCTATATTGTTTGCTCCTTAATACAAAGATGAAAACAACAAACTGTAAGGAGCCTGTATATGAATAAATATGAGCTAATTGACAAGGTATACTTTGATATGAAACGAGATGGCTATAAGCCAGAAGCAATTGTTCATATTAATAAAAAGTATGCCAAAAGCATACAAAAAGTAGTCGAAGAGTTCTCTGATAAAATTACAACATACAATGATCAAGTTCTATCCCAAGAGCAAATCGATTTTGCACATGATGCGAGTTGTATTATGTATAATGAATTGATAGATAAAACAAAGACAGTGATTGTACCAGCTAAACCTGGATTTGGGAAATCAGTTTTAATCAAGATAGCAGTAAAAAAAATCGTGTCAGATAGCTTGAATTTTGGAGAAGCTAAGGGAGCTATTATCGTATCTGATAAATATAATAACTTGGGTGAGTACAAAGAAGCTTTTGGCGATTTGGCTTATCTTATGGATAGAAGATATGGTGAGCACATGAATATACAATTAGACGCTCAACATAAGTATCCAATAGTCATCATAACAAGTACATTGTTTAAGATACTAGGGCAAAATCTATCTGTATTTAAAACATTTATACATCCTAAATCTGATGTGCCTTGTGAAAGAAAGTTACTTATTATCGATGAAAAGCCTCTTTTATTAGATAGTGAACGAATAGATCAAAAGTTTGTATCAGATATTAAAGCAAGTATAGATACTTTTCCAGTTATAGCCTTTAAGGATCAAGCTGAAAAGACGCTTTTGAGAAATTTATTACATGAAGTGGATACTAAATTCCAAGGTATGATTAGCAAGTACCAGGACAAAGGGTTTTTCGTACATAAACCAGATGGACAAATTACATCTAATGATGAAGTCTTGTTTGCACTAAGTAAAAACTTGGATTTTGCTATACAAAATAAAATGATACATATTAAAAGACTAATGCTTGAAGAAGGTGGTTTGTGGTATAACAAAAGCTATAATTTTGCCAATTATCAGTTCTTTAGAACAATAGGTTTACACAATTATAGTGAGAAATTTAAAACAATAATTTTTGATGGTACTGCAGATATTGATTTGGAATATTGTGATCTTGACAAATATATATTTTTAAATATTGAAAATAATATAAGATACGAACATGTATCTCTATTTAACTATAGTGGACTCAATTTTACTAGAGGAACGCTTGTTGACCATATGGGAAATAATAAAACGGTTAGATGCTTTGTAGAATGGATGAATAAAAAATTTCAAGACAAGGAGTGTAAGATTTATCTCACAACATTTAAGCAAGCAACACAAGCTTTAACCAAGATATTACAAGAAGAAAAATACAAGAAGCTAGCAGAAAAGATTGTACTTAATGACAATGCAAAGGTACCGAGTTATGGTGCAACCAAAGGTCAGAATAAGTGGCAAGACTGTAATGTAGCCATTATGTTTGGTAAGTATATTCAGTCAGAAGATATCTATACGAGTGCAATGCTCAGTCATTTTTGGTATAACATCTTTAAAGATAAAGAAGCTGAACGTATTGCAGAATTATTTGCTTTCAAAGATGGTAAGTATGATGCAAATAGGTTAAACTTTTTTAGACTTACTAAGATTATGGTAGATTTGGAACAAGATCTCTTCAGATGTGCAATAAGAAACTATAATGAAACAACTCCTATTGAGATTTATATATTTGGATTAGATAAGACAGGCACAAAACATTTTGATAGGGATATAGGGATGGAACTGTGGACAGATTTATTTGGAAGGCTCAAAACAAGATTAGAAGGATGTCAAGCTGAGAATATAAAAGAAGTCCCAGAAGAGTTAGATAAGGTCTTGAATTATGGGGATGGTAACACTAAAATAGCAAAAATTATAAGATGGGTAAATGAATATGACGGTACCCCTATTTTGGTAGATGAATTTAAGAAGCAGTATAATATCTCTGATGACTATTGGAAGAAGTTATTTAGAAAGAAGGCATCAGTTTCTTCTATTCGTAAATTTCAAGAAGCATGGTATTCAAAGGATATTCAAAGAAAAGCAAATGAAAAGTTTGGCAAGGGTAAATGGATTTATATAGAGAAATAAATAATGATAAGTTGAAATTTAGTGTACTACTTCTATTATATATAATGAAAGTTGGACACTCTTTTAATATGCATAGACAGTAAAAGTATAGGAATAATGTTAAGGAGATATCTTTCAAAAGGTTGTTCACACGAATATATAGAAGGATAAATAGAAAAGATATACATTGCCCTGAGGGGGTGTGGGGGAGGTGGGGCAAAAAGCAATCTTTCTGACGTTAGGAAGAAAGTTGCTGGTAGCTCCCCCACGATATATTAAAAAAATAGGGGGACATGGAATATATGGGAGATACAACAAATGTTAATGAGCAGATAAAAGATATTGTAAGATCATTGGGGATTATTGAAGAAGAAATTAATTTTTATAAAACGCAGACAGCATTAGGGATTATTGAAATAGGCAAAAGATTGATTGAAGCAAAGGAACAATTAAAACATGGAGAATGGGGAAAGTGGCTTGAAGAAAAAGTTGATTTTAAAAAAAGCACAGCTAATAATTTTATGAGAGTGGCAAAAGAATTTCCAAACTTCCAAACGCTTGGCAATTTAACACAATCAAAGTTGTTTGCACTTTTAGATGTTCCAGAAGAAAAACGTGAAGATTTTATTCAAGAAAATGATGTAAATGAAATGACTACAAGGCAACTTAAAGATAAAATTAGAAGTTTAAAGGATGAAGCCATAGAAATAGATGAAATGAAGGTAATTGATATTGAAGTAGAAAAACTTAAACTTTTTTATTTGCATAATAAATATTTTAAAAACATAACGGGTGAAGAGTGGATTGGATTTTTAAATTCCATTCAAAGTGAGGGAGTTATCCAACCGATTCTAATAAGTCAAGACTATGTAATAGTTTCAGGACATCAAAGAGTGAGAGCATGTAAGGATCTGAATTTAGAAACAATCCCGTGTAGAATCAAAAAATATATCAATAATGAAAATGAACTCAAGGAAGAGGCTATGCTCCGTGACTGCTTATTATCAAATTTTAAATTACATTCTGATGATTTTGAAATAGCTAGAAATGCGTTACAGGAACATGGATGGTTATAATCAGATATTAATAGGTTACCTTTGTTATTATCATATAAGATGATTCTCAACGCCAGCGAAGCTGGCTTAGAGTGGAAAAAAGAAAATTGTATATGTGTATTACAACTGTCTGCTTAAATGTAGGCAGTTTTTTTATTCTCAAAACAACAAATTCAAGGAGGACTATTTTTATGAACAGTAAGAAAAAGTTATCAGAGATTAAAGGGGTACAAAAATATTTTATGAAATTGAACCAGATGATGCAGGAGTCATAATTGGGGAAGTTACTATAAAATATTACAATAGAATGTGCTAGTTAATGATTAGTGGAATGGGTATGGTCTAAAAGACTATGCACATATTAATTTTAAAAGAAAGAGGGATACGATTGAAAATAGAAATGTTATCAATAGAAGAGTTAGTACCATACTCAAAGAATGCACGTCATAATGAGAAAGCCGTGGATAAGGTTGCTAGTAGCATTAAAGAATTTGGATTTAAAAATCCTATTATTATAGATGCGAATAATGAAATTATTGCAGGGCATACTCGGTTATTAGCTGCTAAAAAACTAGGGATTATTGAAGTTCCTACTATCATGGCAGAGGATTTATCTCCAGAGCAAGTAAGGGCTTTTAGGATTGCAGATAATAAAACAGGTGAATATGCAGAGTGGGATTTCGAACTATTGGCTCAAGAACTGGAAGAGTTAAATAAAGAAGGTTATTCATTAGATTTAACTGGATTTGATTTTAGTGAAGCTGAAAAACTGATGGATGAGTTTAAACAAGAAACGGAAGAGAATATGGAAGAAGAAACAGTTCCAGCACCACCTGAAAATCCCATTACAAAAAGAGGAGATATATGGTTGTTGGGCAAACACAGATTAATGTGTGGAGATAGTACAATTGCAAGTGATATGGAAAGGTTGATGGATGAAAAGAAAGCTAATTTAATTGTGACAGATCCACCATATAATGTGGATTATACAGGTAAGACAAAGGATGCACTTAAGATTGAAAATGATAAGATGGATAATCATAGTTTTTATAATTTCCTTCATGATGCTTTTACTAGACTATATGAGGTAGCTGAAGATGGAGCGGGTATTTATATGTTCCATGCAGATAGTGAAGGCTTGAATTTCAGGAAAGCATTCATCGAAGCAGGATTTAAGTTAGCACAGTGTTGTATATGGGCAAAGCAAACAATGGTCATGGGAAGGCAAGATTACCATTGGCAACATGAACCTGTACTTTATGGCTGGAAACCTACTGCTGGCCATTATTGGAATAGTGATAGAAAACAGACAACTTTATGGCATTTTGATAGACCATTTAGAAATGAATTTCATCCTACTATGAAGCCAGTAGCATTAATCTGTTATCCAATTAAAAATTCGAGTAAGATTGGTGATTTGGTATTGGATAGCTTTGGTGGTTCAGGTTCTACTTTGATGGCTTGCATAGAAACTGATAGAATATGCTATACAATGGAATTGGAAGAAAAATATGCAGATGTAGTTGTAAATCGGTATATTGATAAAATGGGAAGTGAAGATGTTTATCTAATGCGAGATGAACAGAAAACGCCCTATACAGAAGCAATAGAAGAATCACCTTAGCATATTGATCTAGGGAATTGTAAAAACACTAAATGGAGGTGAAGTATGTGGCGAATCTACTTACTAAATATGATACTCATGTAAAGCCTAGATTTAGTGAAATATATAAATGGGTACGTGAAGGCCTTACGGATGTACAAATTGCAGGGAAACTAGGTATACATGAATGGACACTTGGAGATTATAAGAAAAAGAATAAAGAGTTTGCAAGGGTGTTAGAGCGACCAACTTACTGGGAACTTAAGGTACAACCACGATTGGTTGATATTAAAGAGTGGTGCCAAGAAGGTGCTACAAATGCTGAGATTGCAGGTAGATTAGGTATATCAGAAGGATTGTGGTATGAGTACATAAACAAATATCCTATACTCAATGAGTTCGTTTCGCTGGGTAGGTCTGTTATAAATGCTGAGGTAGAGAAATCACTTTATAAACTTTGTACAGGATATGAGTATGAAGAAATAAAAACAGTTATAGAAGAAGCTGCAAATGGCAAGAAGAGAACTAGAATTGAGAAGACTAAGAAGTATGTACCACCATCTGCCCAAGCAATCCAATTCTACTTGAAAAATAGATTACCAGACCAGTGGAATGATAAAAAAGAACTTATATTAGATACTAGGCAGAATGAAGAGGAAAGGAAAAAACTATTCCTGGAAATGATAGAAGACGATATTATAGAAGCTGAATGTAAAGAATCCGAAGATGATTTAATAGTAACACTTGAAGAATAATAATTAACCAGCAGCAGATAAAATGTTATGTATTGAGTTTTATGGGAGATAAACGCTTGTTTTAGTACGAATATTAGCCTAAAACAGCCTGTACTGACGACATAATGACGGTTATGCATTGAGTTTTCCTTTACTTTAAGTACCTTCAGAGGTAACATGGACACACTAAATAAAGTGTGGAGGTGCTAAGGATGGCTTATATAAAGGGTTTTGAGCAATATTTGAAAGGACAAGATAAAAGTGAGAACACTATTTCGTGTTACCTTAGGGATGTGAAAACTTTTGTTTATTGGTACAGTAATAGAACTGATTATCGGTTAGACAAGCTAATAGAACTTGATGCAGTAGAATATAAGAAGTATTTGCAGAACGGGACATATTCAATCATAACTATAAATCGCAAAATTGCAAGTACAAACTCCTTCCTAGGTTGGCTTTGTAAGGAAAGGATCGTTGAAAGGGAACTATGTATCAAGCCAATAAAGAACAAGGCCACAAAGCAGTATAAGGGGCTCGAGGATAGAGAATTAAGGAAGATAAGGGCGGAAATACACCGTTCAGCAAACAGGATGCATATAGCAATAATTGAAATACTGCTTGGGACAGGTATTAGGGTAAGTGAGCTGGTATATTTGAAACTTGGTGATATAGCAATATCTGAAAGAAAAGGGGAAATAGTAGTACTTGGTAAGGGGAATGCAGTAAGAACTGTACCGCTGAATAAAGATACAAGGCGAGCAATAACTGAGTACCTAGAAAAAAGGAAAGGATCAGTAAGTGAGCGCTTGTTTATTGGGCAGCGAGGAGCACTAGAAAGAAATGCAATCAATCTTATATTGAATAAATATGGTAATAGGGTGGGAGTTGAGATAACCCCGCATAAATTAAGGCATACACTAGGATACAAGCTCATAAGAGAAGGTAAACCCATAACAACCATCCAGGAAATACTAGGACATGATAATATACAAACGACAAATATATATACCTTGACGACCGAAAGAGATAAAATAGAAGCATTAGAAGGACTAGAGTGGTAGAAATACCATTCTTTTTTTATTGTCTTAGGGATGGGGTACTTCTAGTGGGTGGAAAGGGGCTTTATGTAGACGGTGTGGATATTTTTTGATAAAATTCAACATGAAAGTATAAATTTATATTATAATAGTAGGTGGGTGATAAAATGGAAAGATTTATAGAGCAGTTTACAAATAAGGTTTATCATGGAACATTACAAATACATGTAAATAGTTTGACTAAAAATATTGATTTAAATAAAGGGAATGAATTTGTGGATTTTGGGCAAGGATTTTATACAACGACTAATTATTCACAGGCATTGTCTTTCGCTAATATTAGAGCAAAAAGGCATAATAAGTTCCATGAGAAAAAAAGAAGTCAACAAGAGAATTGGATTCCAAAGTATACAAAACCAGCAGTTTTAGTGTATGATATTGATAAGGAACATATGAAGAATTTGAGAGGGAAAGTATTTCAAAAAGCTAATAAAGAGTGGGCAGAGTTTATTTTTAATAATAGGATGGGGAATGAATTTTTGGTATCATCATTACATAATATAAATAAAGAATATGATTTTATTTATGGGTGCTTGGCCGATGCTGCTATAGCTACACTTATGGAAGATATTAGACTTAAGAAGATATGTTATAAAGATTTTTGTAAGGGAATAGAACCTTTTGATAAATATGAACAAAATCAATTATCGATTCATAGTTTAAAGGGATTGAAATGTTTAGAATTAGATGATATAATAATAATATAAAGAGAGGTGGTTAGTATGACTAAATATTCAATAGAGGAAATAGATAAAATGAGAAATTACGTAATTACTAATTTAGTTGCTGACTATCACTATGATGAGACTGAAGCTAGATTAATAGTTCTAGATTCGATTTTTAACGAGTTACTGAAAGAAGAAACAGAATATGTTTTTCATTATAGTGTTGGGTACTGGGCTAAAGAGGTACAAACAGAATATTTATCGTAAAAAATCATCTACAACTTTATTTAAGTGGTAGATGATTTTTTATTTATGAATAAAGGAGTGATGTCATTGAGCGACTACAAAAAACAAGAATCAGAACATCAAAATCAATTATTAAAGCAGTACATGGAGAAATATTTCCCCCCACTAAAAATCAAAGAATTAATTGAAACTTTCACATTCACAGAACTTCGTAAGCTTCTTGGAGAACTAGATATTGAATTTTTTGCTCTCTGTTATTTCCCAAAATACTTTGATAGAGAATTTGGGAAGTTTCACAGGGAGCTTTTTGATGAATTAAAATATATGCTTAATAATAAAGGGTTGATTGAGGCTTTTGGACTCCCAAGGGAGCATGGAAAGTCAACGATCAACTCTTTTTTATTCCCGTTATATTCGACACTATATAATAAATCGCAGTTCACACTTATTATATCAGCTACAGAGCAGATAGCACTCCCGTTTCTTGATATGATAAAGGACGAACTTGAAAATAATGAGTTGCTAAAGGAGGATTTTGGTATTGAAAAAGGCAACCGTTGGAACAATAATGAAATATGGATAGGGGGAAGTGGTGGTCTCGATTCCTGTATTATGATTAGGGGAATTGATGGTTCTTTAAGAGGCATTCACTACAAGCAGCACAGGCCTACATTAGTATTGCTAGACGATCTGTTGAAAGATGATACCGCAAAATCAGAAACAAAGAGAGAACAAGTAAAGTCGATATTTAGAGATGTTATTATCCCTATTGGAACTAAAGATACCAATATACTTGTAGTTGGGACAATCCTTCATGAAGATGATTTAATGTCAGATTTATTGAAGGGTAGAATACCAGGAGTTAGAAGCATTAAAAAGGCTGCTATTATAAATTGGTCGGCAAGGGATGACCTTTGGGGTGAATGGGAAAAATCATATAATAATTTAAAGGACTTAGACAGGATAGAAACTGCTAAGTCCTTTTTTTATGCCCATAAAGAAGAAATGGTACAAGATACAGAGATATTGTGGGGCGAATACCTAGACTATCATTACTTGATGCGTAAGAAGCAAGCTATGGGGGATAAATCCTTTTACAAAGAAATGCAGAATGATCCTAAAAGTACCGATGACTATGTTTTTCAAGATATTAGTTGTTGGGTGGAATTACCAGAACTTGAGGAACTAGAAGTTGTTGTTTATATTGACCCAGCTATTAAAGCAGGAAAGAGAAATGACTATTCAGCAATAACTGTATTAGGGCAACACAGGAAAACAAAGCAAATGTATGTGATAGATGGGAATATATACAAACTACTTCCAGATGATTTGTTCAAAGTGGCTACTGAGAAGATAACCCTCTACAGTCCTGAGAAGGTAGGATTTGAAGCTAATCAGGCACAAAGTTATATGAAACAAAAGTTTGAAGAGGAACTTTGGAAAAATAAAATATATGTCCCTGTTGAAGAAGTAAACAGTAGAGGGAATAAGCACGAGAGAATTATGAGTTTAGAGCCTGACATTAAAAAAGAATATATATTATTTAACAATGAAAACATTAGCTATAACAATCAAGTTAGGGATTACAATAAATTTGCCAAGCATGATGATGCACCAGATAGCCTTTATGGGGCAGTGCAACTAGTACAGGGAGTCCAGAAGCTGAAGTTTTATGATAGAAAATTATTATTTTAAAGAGGGGATGATACGTTGGAAATAACAGAATGTTTAATATTAGAATGTCTAAAAGAACTTGAGAAGACCGCACTATCGAAGCAGATTTATCAGGATTATTATGAGGGCAACCATAGAATATTAAAAAACTATTCTATGCAGGATAGTAGAAGTAATATGAAATTAGTTTTCAACTTTCCAAGGAAATTTGTTGACAATGAGACGGGCTATCTTTTGGGTAAGCCGGTTAATTTTATTTCTAAGCGTGATGATGAGAATCTTATTGATAGTATTGATAACAACATTAGTCACTGGGATAAAGAACATAATATTAATTTGAGAAAGGAAAGCGAGATATTTGGGGAAAGCTATGAATTAAACTATATTAATGAAGAGGGAGAGTTTTGTGCCACAGTATTAAATCCACTTAGTACATATGTGCTTGAAGATGGAACAACCGAAAGAAGGGCTTTATTAGCCATACATAGATTTAAGAAGCAATTTGATACAAAGCTATATTTGGATGTATATACTGATTCCGAAATTATTCATTATGAAATTAGCAAGGGTCAAGAAGGGAAGGATATAGAGCTTAGACTAATAGGTAACCATGGTCATATATTCGGGAGAGTGCCTATGATCGTTTGTCCAGCTAATAGTGAAAGAAAAAGTGGATTTGCTGATGTTGTAAGCTTATTTGATGCATATAACACAATCCATTCAGACCTAGTAAACGAGATAGCTGACCATAGGAATGCTTATCTAGTTATTGAGAATGCAAAGATTGAAGAAGAGGATTTACTTAAGATGAAGTCTATGGGAATTATTCAAGTTCCTAAAGGTGGTGCAGTAAAATGGTTAATAAAAGATATCAACGATTCGTTTGTAAAAAATGAACTTGATAATATAGAAAGAAAAATTTATGACATGATGGATGAGGTGAATTTTAATGAAAATTGGGCTAGTAATACTTCTTCTCTGGCACTCAGGAATAAGTTACTCAACCTTGAGAACAGAGTTGCAATGCGTGAGGCTATTATGGAAAAGGTAATTCGGCAACGGCTGAAGAACCTTTTTATTTTTTTATCTAAAAAAGAGGGGAATCACTTTGATTATAGGGATGTGGCAATTAGATTTACTCGTAATTTACCAACGGATCTGGTAGGGCTTGCAGATGTAATTGTGAAGCTTCAAAATATATGCTCCCAGGAAACTTTATTGGCATTATTGCCATTTGTAGAGAATCCAAAAGTTGAAGTAAATAAATTCAAATCAGAGCAACAGCGGCTAGATTTTGATAAATGGAAGGAGGGTGAAATTATTGAAAGAAGAGATACTTAAAATTAAGGAACAAGCAATAAAAAAAGCTAAAGAAGCAGTAGCAGAAATTGACCAAGAAAATAAGAAGATACAGGGTATTATCTTTTTGTTACTTATGGAGTACTTTGAGCAGTATTCAAGGGACGGTAGTTTTAGAGTAAACAGATACCAAAGACAAACGATATTAAAAGAACTAGAAGGAAGAATTATTGAGGAAACAAAAATACGTGGTTATCAAGATGTTGAGTATGCCAAAAGGATACTTGAAGAAATTATAAGAGAAACGTATGAAAGACATGAAAGTGTACTTGGGGAAAGTAAAGAAATTTTACTGAATCCGTTATTAATTCAGGAAATTATTTTAAAGGACTATAAAGGTGACGATTTTGAAAATCGAGTACTCAATAATAAGCGCAGGCTTGCAGGAAGGCTGTATGTTGAATTTGATAAGATATTACTTAATGATAGTACCCTTGAAGAAGCAGCAAACAAGCTGGGCGAAGTCTTTAAGAAGTCAAAATATGATAATTATAGATTATTGATGAATGAGCAAGGAAGAGTTTTTGATGAAGTACAGACAGCGGTATTTGTATCAGAAATAAGGATTGAAAAAATGGAATGGGTATCAGTTTTATGCGACAATACATGTCCTTATTGTGAAATGATGGATGGCAGTATATTTGAAGTTAATGACTCAAGTAGACCAGAAATACCAGCACATGTGTTATGTCAGTGCTGCTGGGTACCGATGAATTAATAATGGGTAAAGAATACCTGTCCTAGACATGACATTAAACTGTTTGTTTTTTAGTACATAAAATTATAAATGTGTCTTTGGTTCTATGAGTCGAAGGGGCAAAAAAACAAGGAGGAAAATAGCATGGATTTTAAAGAAGTGAAAGACTACATTGAGCAAAACAAAGAAACAGAGGATGTAAAATCATATCTTCAGGAGTTTAGTCCGCTAACTGTTGAGGGTGTGAAAGATTATCTAAATACTAATCAAGAAGGAAAAAGCTGGCTTGATTCTATTAAAGATAAGCATCTGTCAAAAGGACTTGAGACTTGGAAAACAAATAATATTGAAAATCTGATTGGAGAAGAAGTCAAAAGACGATTCCCAGAAAAGGATGAAAAAGATATTGAGGTCGAAAAGTTAAGGAGTGAGGTACAGAAAATGCAGTTAGAAAAGCAAAGAGAAGTTCTAACCAATAAAGCTATGAAGATAGCAAATGAAAAGCATCTACCAATAAATTTGGTGGATTTTTTTATTGGTGAAAATGAAGAAAATACAACAAAGAATTTATCTGTACTAGAAGAAATATTTAGTAAATCAGTTCAAAGTGAAGTTGAAAAGAGACTAAAGGGTGATGGTTATACACCGCCGAGGGTAGAGAAGAAGAGTAGCATCACAGTAGAAGCAATTAAAAATATGTCTCAGGATGAAATTAATCAAAACTGGGATAGCGTAAAAGAACTATTAAAAAACAAACATTAGAAAGGTAAAGGTGATGGAGTATGTCAGTACAAAATTTTATTCCAACAATATGGTCGGCGAGATTAAATGAAGGATTTAAGAGAGATTTAGTTTATGGGAACTGTGTCAATACGGATTATGAAGGGGAGATTAGTGGGCAAGGGTCAACTGTGAAAATCAACTCTATTGGGGCAGTTACGATTGGAGACTATGATAAATCTGCAGGGATAGGAAAGCCGGAAGAGTTAACTTCTGATCAAAGAAATTTAGTAATCGATCAAGCTAAATATTTCAATTTTCAAGTAGATGATATTGATAAAGCGCAGGCCAATGTAGATCTGCTTGAATCAGGGATTAAGGAGGCAGCTTTTGGGCTTGCTAATACTGCGGATAGATATATTGCAGGGTTTTATACAGAAGTAAAAGTAGGCAATACAATTGGTGATGATACAACGCCAATTGTTCCTACTAAAGACACAGCCTATGACTACCTGGTAGACTTAGGAGTAGTTCTTGATGAAAATGATGTACCTGAGGATAATAGATTTGTAGTTATTCCAGCTTGGTTCTATGGGCTACTTGTTAAAGATCCAAGATTTACAAAGGAAACAGATGTAATAAGAACAGGGTTTGTAGGTGCTATTGATAATATGGCAGTTTATAAGTCCAATAACGTTCCCAATACTACTGGAACAAAATACAAAGTTATAGCTGGGCATAAATCAGCCATTTCCTTTGCAGGTCAAGTAGATTCTGTTGAGGCATATAGACCTGAAAGTCAATTTAGTGATGCGATTAAAGGGCTTCAAGTTTATGGAGCTAAATGTATTAAGCCAGAGGGCATCGCAGTACTTACAGCTAATAAAGCATAATAAAGAATGTAATGTGGGGTGTACCTTTGGTACATCCCTTTAATTTTGAAAGGGGATATATAATGGCGTGGTATTTAAATAAAGGAACAGGAATCAAGTGGGAAATAATAGATGAAGAATTACTAAAAAGACTTTCTAAGGATGAAAACTATGAAATTATACAAGAAAAACAAGGGAAGAAATCAGCTTCTGAAAAATCAAAAACGACAACTAAAAAGTAGGTGATAAGATGGATAATTTGGTATTAATAAAAGAATTATTAGGGATAGATATAGAGGATACTTCTAAAGATGGCATGATCAATCATTTTCTAGGTAAGGCAAGAAGTATTGCATTAGCATATTGCAATACAGGTGAATTACCACAACAGTATGATGGAACTATTGTAGATTTTGCAGTTTACCTGTACAAAAATAGAAATGCAGCAGGAATCATTAAGAAGGTAGAAGGGGAGAGAAGTATTGTGTTTGAAATTGGTATTCCTGAAAATATAAGACTGGCATTACCACCACCAAAAATAAAGGTCGGTGGGTATTGATGTTTTATGATACAAAAATAACAATACTTGATAAAAATTTAGTGGAGGTCAAAACAGTAATGGGAGATATGCAACCTTATAATAAAACAATTAAATTTGAAGATGATATCGAACTCGAAATTAGAAACAGGGTCTTTTGTGACAGAGAACCTTTAATTACTACTGCAAGTTATTTTTTAATTGAAGGTATTAGGTACAAGGTTATAGATATTAAAAAGTGGAGTGATTATTTGGAAACCGTGATATATGAATGTGATGGGTAGGTGATTGTATTGAAAAAAATTGATGATTACTTAGAGTTTTTACTTCAAGAAACAGGAGAAGACATTATTGTTCAAGGGGAGATGAAAAAGGCTTTAATTTCAAACGCAAAAGATAAAATCAATTTCTATAATGATAAGTTTATTAGGGCAGATTTTGAAATAAGAACAGGGGATTTAATAGAGTATCAAAACAATACATGGATTGTTATTAGTGAAGTACATAGAAGTAGATTGTGCTATAAAGCAAGAATAAGAAGAAGCAATTACAGAGTCAAAATAATTGTGGATGAAGTTCTTTGTGAATGGGATACGATTATTGAGGGAATGAGCTTTGGAATGGAACAAGGGAAATTTATGAATTTTGAAGATGGAAAGATTGAAGTTACTGTTCCTGCAAATGCTATTTCTAATAACATTAATGCAGATATGCGATTTATAAAGATGGGTAGAGCGTGGAAAGTAGTAGGCGTTGATAAAAGCAAAGTTGGGTTGAATATACTTCACTGTGAAAAGGATATGTTTGTTACGGACGACGATAAAAATAATGAAATTGCAAATAAGAATAAACTTGCAGTATGGGAAATTCAAGCCAATGAAGAAAATAGGCAGGTAGCGATAGATAAAGACTTTGCATTTACAGCTACAATAAAGAAAAATGGAAGGGAAGTAACAGACCAAACGGTAGTATGGGAATCTTCAGATGTAACTATTGCAACAGTTCAAAATGGTATAGTTGATGGCATTGCACTCGGGAATGTTGTTATATCGGTATTTATACAGGATAAACCAACTGTTAGAACAAGTGTAAATGTAGAGGTAATTGAAAGTTTTCCCGATATTATAACTTTTAAAATGTGGTGCTCTTATACGGATGATAGTGATAAAAGTTATGAGGATTTTGCAATCTTTTTTGGTGCAAAATACTACGGTGTAGAAAAGTATGTGAATGGAGTTTTAGTAGAGGAAAACGATATTTATACGTTTACACTTGATCCAAACGGAATACCATCAAAGAAATATGTATTTAGTATTATTGATGATTATAAATGTCAGATTACATATAAGGATTATCATTATCCTAACAAATTAATATTAACAGCTACCAGTAATGAGAACGGGGAAATAATACAAGCTTTTATAGAACTACAACCGTTGTGGTAAAACTTACGGTATAAAAAAGAGGAGTGTTTTATAGATAGGAATTAACAGTACGAAGGGGAGATGTAGATGGTACAATTTGAAAAAATGAATAATATTGAGTATTTATTAAGTAGAAATGTATTAGGAAGTTTAAGAGAGATGGATTTAATTTCTGAAAAGGAATTTGAAGCAATAGATATTGAAAATAAGAAGTCCTTCCAGCCCGTGGATTATCAAGGCTTTAACTTGATTTTATAGCACATTGATTATAACATGTGACTGAGCAAAAAGAATATATGAAAGGATGGATAGTATGATAAAAGCTACAGTTATAAAGGCCGAGCCTTATAAGAAGTTTAATGGTAAATCAGTTAATAAAGTAAAGAAAGTTGCAGCATATTGCAGGGTAAGCACTGATAGTGAAGAACAATTAAATAGTTACCAAGCACAGGTATCCCATTACACAGCTCTCATTCAGAATAACTCTGAGTGGGAGCTTGTTGATATTTATGCAGATGAAGGTATTTCAGGAACAAACTCAGAGAAGCGACCAGAATTCCAAAGAATGATTAGAGATGGTAAAGCTGGAAAGATAGATTTAATTCTAACAAAATCAATATCAAGGTTTGGAAGAAATACAGTGGACATTCTCAGATATACAAGAGAATTAAAAGATCATGAGGTAGCTGTAAATTTTGAAAAAGAAAATATAAACACACTAGAGGCTTCGGGTGAAATTTTCCTAACTATATTTAGTTCCCTTGCACAAGAAGAATCAAGGAATATTTCCGAAAACTCTAGATGGGGAATTGTAAAAGGATTTAAAGATGGAAAGGTATTTTGCAATACAAATAGATTTTTGGGATATGATAAAGACCAAAATAAAAACCTTGTAGTAAATGAAAAAGAGGCTGAAATCATACGGAGGATTTATAGGGAATATTTAGAAGGTAAAGGCTATCTAGCTATAGCAAGAGGATTGGAGAAAGATGGAATAAAGACAGGTGCAGGAAAGACTAGGTGGTGGGATAGTACTATATCTGGAATATTAAGCAATGAAAAATATGCAGGAGATCTACTACAACAAAAAACAGTAACTGTTGATTTTTTATCTAATAAAAGAGTTAAGAATGAAGGGTTTGCAGATCAATATTTGGTTAAAGATAATCATGAGGCAATTGTGTCTAGAGAAGTATTTGATGCAGTTCAAAAAGAAAGAGAAAGAAGATCTAGCCTAGCTGGAGTTACAAAAGGTAATAGAAGTAAGTATTCTAACAAATACCCGTTTAGTAGCAAGGTTGAATGTGGATGTTGTAAAGCAAACTTTAAAAGAAGACAATGGAACACAGGAACCCCAAGTGAACGTGTTGTGTGGCAATGTACCACATATATTAATAAAGGAAAAGAAACTTGTGATATGAAAGCAGTTGGAGAAGAAATTCTAGAAAATGCTTTTGTAGAAATGTTTAATGAACTGAAAATAGATAAAGAAGGTTTCTGTAAGACCTTGTTGGACAATATTGAAAAGATTATTGGAAATATTAGTTATCATAAAAAAGCAGAAAAGCTTAATATCCAGATAGAAGAGAGCAAAGAGGAACTAAAAGGTCTAGTCAAACTAAAAACTTCAGGGAAACTTGATACAGAGATTTACAATGAGGAATACGAAAGAATTTCAAGCGAGTTAAATAAATTTAGAAAAGCAACATCTGAATTTGAAAGTGATGCAAATAGAAGGTTACAGTTAAAGCAAAGAATGCAGGAAGTTATAGAGGTTATAAATGGAAGAGAAGAATTACTGGAACAATTTGATGGCGATATATTTAGTGCGTTGGTGGATAAGATAGAAATTATCACACCAACGTATTTTTATTTTGTCTTGAAAGGTGGAATTAAGGTGGAGAATGTTTGAAATATAAAAAAAGTGTACTATAATAGTAGTTAACAATAGGGGGGATGGAATGTGAGTAATGAGTTTAGTGCTGTAAGCTCCATGTTAGGATATTTATATCAAGTAGAATATTCATTGTTGGAGATAATAAAACAAGATACAGTTCAATTTATGACGATAGAAAAGTTTGATGATATGGTACTTGAAGCTGGTAATCAGGATGTAAAGTTTGCACAGTTAAAGCACCATAAGAGTGGATCATTAAGTGATGCTAGCAGTGACTTGTGGAAAACTCTTAGAGTATGGTGTACCGCTATCAATAATCAAGAAGTAGATGTTAATAAAACAAAATTTACAATTATCACCACACAAATAGCGAAAGAAGATTCGATTGCTTATCAAATGACCCTAAGAGGGAAAAAGGATTCTAATGCTCTAGAAACAGATGATATCATTAAAAAACTACATAAGATTATTGGGGATTCAATTAATAAAGATAATAAGTCGGCATATGAAGAGTTTCAAAAAACAAAATCAAGTGATTTAAGAAGGTTAATAGATAATATTATTATATTGGATCAATCACCAAAGATTGAAGATGTGGAGCAACAAGTTAAAAAACAGATAAGATATGTTTGCCCAATACAATATATAGATGTCTGTTATGAAAGATTAGAAGGTTGGTGGTTTAAAAGAATTATTGAGCACTTAACATCAGAAGGCCTTCCACCTATTGAATATAGTGAAGTTAGGCATAAAGTAGATGAGTTAAGAGAATCCTTTTTGATGGAAAACTTACCAATAGATTTTTCAGAAGAGATAGAGATAGATACAATGCTATATAAGAATAATAAATTTGTAGCCCAATTACACTTCATTAATGCGAAGGGAAAAAGATGCATCAATGCAATCAATGATTTTTACAGGGCATTTGCCCAGCGTTCAAGGTGGAGTCGTGAAGAATTGGTTTCAATACAAGAAATCGAGGAATATGAAACTAAGTTGGAAAATGAGTGGGAACGTATATTTGATGCATTTGTAGAAGAAATAGAAGAGTTAGAAGATGAAAAAGTCAAGATTAGATGTGGAAAAAAAGTCTATAATAGAATTGAGTTAGATACCCAAATTAATATAAGAAAAAATTGTACAGAACCATATGTGATGAGAGGTAGTTATCATATGCTATCAGATGACTTGAGGGTAGGGTGGCATCCTGATTTCAAGCAATTAATAGAGAAGGTAATTAGCAGTCAGGAAGGGGCATAAAATGAAAGAATGGAGGAAACGTCCAAGAGAAATAGCCAATAATTTTAACCCTGCATTTTGTGGGGAATTAATTTATTATGTGGTAGAAGACTATTATAAAATTAAAAAAGACGGGATGCCATTTTTATTGCTACCGTTTGTGTTACCAATTATATTACATAAAGCTACAAGAGATAGAATAGAAAGTAGTAGAACGCATATGAGTGTGTGGCTGCAAAGAAATCCACAAGTTAAAATTAATTTTGGACATAGGGTTAATAATCTTTTAGATATTACATTAGAAGCATATGTTTTTCTGATAGAATATAATGTTATAAAAATTAAAGAGGGAAAGCTTTTTATAATTAATAAACCTATAAAAAGAAAAGCTGACACATTACATGAAGAAACTAAGGCATGCATAGGCAAGGCAAAAGTAATAGGAAAGTGGTTTGCGAGAGCTAATGATATAGGAACAGTATATGTTATGTGGGGGGTTAAACCATAAAATGAAAATAATTGAGTTGGTACTATATAGTAAGGATGGGAAGAAAAAACGTTGTATTGAATTTAATAAACAAGGAGTTACCATAATTTCAGGTAAAGAAAAAACGGGAAAAACAGCTTTACTAGAAATTGTTCAATATTGTCTTGGGAGTGAAGATTGTAGAATACCAGAAGGCATTATTAAAGACAATGTATCTTGGTATGGGATAAAACTTCAGTTTCCAAATGATCAGATGTTTATTGCACGTAAAAATCCTGAAAAAGGAAAGCAATCAACTAACCAAGCTATGTATATTATTAAACAAAATATAGAAGTACCTAGTGAAGCTCCAGAAAACCCAGAAACTAATATGGAGGATATAATTCAAATATTAACGAATAAGATTGGTATTATAGAGAATCTTTATAAACCTGATGAAGGACATACAAGAAATGATTTAGAAACAACAATAAGACACGCTTTGTTCTATTGTTTTCAAGATCAAAATGATATAGGTACAAAAAAATATCTTTTTCATAAGCAATCAGAGGAATTTATTCCACAGGCAATGAGGGATACATTACCATATTTATTAGGGGCGGTAAGAAAAGATAGACTACGCATTGAAAATGAGTTAACTACCCATAAAAGAGAGCGTAGTAAGATAAGAAAGAAAATAAAGGAAGCAGAACTGATTAATGGTAATGATTTTTCAAAAGCTCAGTTACTATTAACGCATGCTCAAGGTGTTGGAATACTTAATAGTAATAATTATAAATTAGACTCATTAGAAGAGTATAAGGTGGTTTTAGAAGAGGTATTAAATTGGGAACCTAGTCAAGTAGAACATCCAAATTATAATGAAATAAATGGGGTGATTCTAGAGATTGAAGAGTTAAGATATAATAAACGAAGACTAGAAGATAAGATTTTTTCTGCATATAATTTTATAAATACAAGTGAAGATTACTATGATGAATTAGAAATCCAAACAAGTAGACTAGAATCTATAGGATTATATAAGAAGTTGAATGCGAATAAAAACTCAAAACTTGATAAAACAGTAAAATATCCTATTCCTTATATTGAGCAAATACAAGAATCATTAGAGAAGGTGAAAAATGAACTAGAAGGTGTAGAGCGTGAAAGACCCAGATTATTGAGTTATATTGATGAATTGAAAGATATGAAAGAAAAAATTATAGAGCAAATAGAATGTAGCCAAAGTAAAATTGATGCACTATATGAACAAGAGGAAATAGCAAATAAATATAAAGAATTAAATACGCAAAAAGGTATTATAATGGGAAAGATTATGCTTTGGCTAGAAAGTATTCAAGAATTAGCTCCGCAATCTCAATTAACATCTGAATTGAAGAGGGTTGAAAAAGAAGTAGCTAAATTTGAGCAACTTTTGTCCCAAGAGAACATAGAAGATAAGACTGATTCAATATTAAATCGAATTGGAAATTCGATAAGCCAATACGCAAAAGAGCTTGAGTTAGAACATAGTGAGAATCCAATAAGATTTGATTTAAAAGGATTAACTGTCGTGGCTGATCGTAGGGATAAACCAGTACCATTAGAAAAAATGGGTGGGGCTGCAAATTGGGTTGGTTATCACTTAGCTGTTCACTTTGCATTACATAAGCATTTTATAGAAAACAATTGCCCAGTACCAAGGTTTTTGTTTCTAGATCAACCATCGTATGCATATTTTCCTGAAGAATTAAAACAAGATATTGAAGATAAGATGCTGAAAATTGAAGATAGAGAAGCTATTAGGAAAGTGTATGATTTTATTTTCAATACAGTGGAGAGCTTATGTGGTAATATGCAAGTAATAATTACAGATCATGCTATGCTTGACGAGAGTAGATTTAAAAATAATTTGAAAGAAATTTGGAGGAAGGGACAAGTTAACGAAGCATTAATACCAAAGGAATGGTATCAATAATATGTTCCTATCAAGCAGACGACCCACGTTGAGAGTATAATTCTGATGACATCTAGTACCTCGGAGGTGAAAAAGTAGGGTTCAGACACAACATGTAGTAGGTGGAGGGTGGTTTTAGGGTCAAAAATGAGTGAAAAAACACCTCTTTTTGACCCTGTTTTTAAGGGAGTTTTATAGATGACATATGGGTATAAGATAAATGACACCTTAAAATCTAATATAATTCAGTACTTTGGTAGCAAATAAAGTTGTTCCTATTTAAATAAATATAAGAGATAATTCATAGATTATTTAAAGTTCATGGGGGTGAAAAATTGATAATTTTACTATTTGGTGTAATGACAGATGACGAAGTAGATTTTATTAATAAGTTCTTTTCGAAAATGAATGTCAAAATGTATAATATTTCTTTTAATATATTAAAGAATAAATTTGATACAGAAGAAGCTGTATCACAAACATTTTTAAAGATTATAGAGAATATAGAAAAAATATCTACTTTACCATGTCCCCAAATAGAACCCTACTGCGTTGTAATATTGAAGAATGAAACAATGAATATTATAAGAAAACGTAAGAAAATTATACATGTAGAGGATTTAGACTATTTTGACCATAGCGAAGTAGATTATAATATTGAAGAAGAATATTTAGAAACAGTAAATAAAGAACAATTACTTTCCTGTATTAATAAACTTTCAGATGATGAAAAATTTTTTGTTCATCTGCGCTTTGTCAATGAAATGAGATTTAAAGATATTTCAGAGCTTTTAGGAATTACTGAAGAAGCTGCAAAGAAACGTAGTCAACGTATTTTAAAGAAATTGCGATCATATTATGAAGAAGGTGATAAGAGTGCCCAAAATGGCTAATAATATTTTGAAAGAAGTATTTCAATTATCTTTGCAAGATGAATTGGAAAGAATGATTAAATTAAACATGAATAGCATTATATATCAATCATTATCTGACGAGGAAGTTGAACAATTAGCTATAAAAATAGGCTTATTACCATCAGAGTATCGTAGTATTCTCTTCTTTCGATATTGTTTCAATAATACTCCCTCTGAAACAGATAGGCTACTAGAGATAGAAAATTCTATAGGGAAATTACGTTATATACAAAAAATGCTATCTGATTTAATGGGAATTAATAACTCATGGATTGATGACAAGTCTATGGAAAGAGCTTGTAAAATTGCCCTTATCGAAGATACAAAAGACTATAATAATATTGGAATAGTACACAAACCTAATTATTCTAAGGCTTTCAGACGAAAGTTAAAAGATATCAAGATTAAGCAAAATCCTAATAACATACTTATGTTAATAGCTAAAAGGGTTGCTGTTTTTATATTGGTATGTATTCTAAGTTTCTCCGCTGTTTTAGCAGTTAATGCAGAAGCACGTGAAAAAGTATTTGATTGGGTAATTGAGGTGTTTGAAAAATTTAGTATATTCACACCTAAAAATATAGATGAAGATGACATTTTAGTTAAACTAACATCATTTAAAATTAAATATATTCCAACTGGATTTAAATTGGTGGATATTCATGAGGGTCGTAATATGGTAATTTATAATTACTCAGCAGATTATAATCAAGAGTTTGATATAAAATTATTTGCTCCATCTAGTGAAAACAAATCATACTATGATACAGAAGGAATTGAAATAGAAGAAATTACTTTTAAAGGCTCTCAAGCATATATGTGGCAAATTGATGATATGGCTTATCTAGTATGGTATCAAGACGGTATTGAATGTCATATTATAGGAAACTTAAATAAAGATGTAATTCTAAAAGTTGCAGAAAATATTTCAAAATAATTTAAAAAAACATGTCCCCTTTTTCCTCCTTATGCGTTATATAGGTAAGAACCTAAAATAATAGCTAAGGAGGATTTTTTATGAAACTTAAAAAGATTGGAGCAACGGCAATGGTTATTACATTGTTAGCAGGAGGTGGTATAACAAATGCTACCTATTCTATGGAACTGAAAGAGCTAACACTAACAAAGGTAGACTATCAGGCAATTACTCCATTGTGGGAAAGTATTAGTGGTATTTCACCAAGTATTTCAGCAGAAGGCACTACGCTTTACCCAGAGGTATATATAAAAGCTAAAAGCTCTTCTGGTTCAATTGGTGGAACAATGTATCTAGAAAAGTATGCCTCTGGAAGATGGACAAGTGTAACATCGTGGAGTTTCAAAGGGACTGGAAACGTGTTTGTATCTAAGACTTATAGAGGGATTTCTGGCATAAAATATCGTACTAAGGTGGTAGTGACTGTGGATGGGGAAAAAGCAGAGGCTACTTCTGGGACTTGTGAAATTTAAAAAGTTAGTTGCTCAAATAGATAAAATGGCTATATCATAGAATTAAGTTTATATGAATGAACAGTATATCAAGTAAATTTGTTATATATGGTAGTATATCAAACATCACTTGTAACAAGATTCTATATGTGCAGATAAAAATCGAAGGGGGATGATTTCATTGATATAATTAAATTATCTTAAAAGATGAACTAAAGTATTAAAAAAACTTAGATATGAGGAGGAAATTGTATGAAAAAGATTTTGGTATTGATATTATTGGTAACCTTGTTATTGCCAAATGCGGTAATGGCAAACGAAATAAGGGATGTGAAAATACCAGGTGTAATGAATCCTAATGCTGTCATTGAATTTGGTGATAATTTAGAGATAATAATAATAGAACCTGGTAAGAATCTAAGAAATCAAAGCATTCAAGTTCCTTATGAAGAATTAGACCTATCTTTAATGTCAGATTATGAAAAAAATCAATATTATGAAGAAAAGAAAATGATAAAAGATGTAAAAGAGTCAGTGAGGAATATACCCATAAAAAGGGAAGAAATATTTCCAGAGGTAGGGATGAAGGTTGTTTATGATGGTGAAGGATTTATAAAAAATATTATATATCCATCTGCATCCAGGGCTTATAATCCATTACCTAGAGGAACAACTAGTCCTATCGGAACCTATGTATGGGGGAAAAATAATAATGAACTTGTTGTTAATCAGTATAACAATGTAATTGGAACAGGTAGGTTCACCGTATTTACTGACACTATAGGAGAAAGTAGCAACACTCTTAAAAAGGGAGATTGTGCGACAAGAGGAGATTATGATAATCCAAAACATGGGCAAGAAATAAATACTAGAAGATTGAATAATGACTTATCAGATACAAATTACACCCATATTTTCTATAAGAGAGATAATGGACAATTACCAGATGCAATTTTAGATATATGGAAGACAGGGGTTGAATATCTAGGATTAACATATTCTAGCACATTATCATTTAAGGGAAGGTACTTTTATAAAGCTAGTTAAGTATTATAAAGCTATAAATATGAGTTGATCCATAGTCTAGAGATTAATAAAAGGAGATAAAATGAAAAAGACATTATTATTTATTATCACCAGTGCAATCTTATTAACAGCATGTACAAATGTGAACAGTAATATCATCAGTAAGTATCAAGAAGAACCTAAAGATTATTTATCTATATCTTATACTACCTATAATGATAATCAGGGACCTCAATCTGGTATGACAACGAACATTATGATATACGATATAGAAAAAGATAATCTAGAAAAACTTAATTCAGTAGCATATACATCACAATATCCATTAGGTGTGTATAGCAAAAGTGATAACAAGATTTATTTTTCCTCGAAAAATGAAAAAACTGGGAATGGTGATGAATTATTTTCAATGGATCTTGAAACTAATGAGAAGAAACAATTAACTGATGATTTATTTGCAATAAACCATATTATTCCTAGAAGAGATAATATCCTTGTAGTTGCCGTTAAGAAAGGTACTAGGGCATTAAGGCTTGTAGAGTATGATAAGAAAACAGGAACAATTCTTTATAATAATTTAGAAGATGATGATACAGATGTGTGGTCAATTTGCCTAAACATAGAAAATGAAAACGAATTTTATACTTCAACATATTCCCAAGCACAAGGATATGAAAATGCTGAGAAACAGTCTAAAAAAGAGTTAGATAGATATTACTATCCGGACAATACATTAACTAGATACAAAAATGATTTTTCATCAAAGGAAAAGATATTTTTCTTTGAACGGGAAAAGATACTTTCAATCTCAGCAACGGATAAATATTTATTGATTTATCGTGACGGAGATAGTAGTAACTATAATAGTATGGAAATAAATAGAATAAGTTTGGATACAGATGAGTTTGAGGAAGTAAAAATACCTGATGCAAAAAATATTAGTGAGGTTCAACTTGATCGAAGTAATAATGGAATATATTATTTGGGATCGGATGAAAATTATGAAAATAGAGGTATTTATTATTATGATTTAGTTACAGGCAAGAAGAAAACCATTTTTATTGAGGAATATGGAGTAGGTCATATTAATAATTTTATGCTAATTGGGAATTGAGTTGTGACCCAGTAGATATTTTGGAGATAGAATAGTTACAAGACTAATAAGGTAAGATTTGTTTCCTATGCTTGCCTGGTTTTGTACGACAGCATAAGAGATTGCAGGGATAGTCGTTTGAAAACTCATAGAGTAAAAGCTCAAAAGGAGAAACATTATTATTTTTGAAACTTTTGCAGTTACAAAAGGATATACATATCTCCTTAGTATAACTGCAGAAGTGATAAGGAATGGTGTAACAGAAAGGTGAATACCTTGGTAGAAGGAAAGTACTGATTATGAGATAGATGAACAAGTTGAGTCGATTTCTAATCAAGTAAAAGTATTTGGTAACGATATTTATGAATTAAATAATCTTCAAAGCAGGGTTCAAATAATCAAATTAAGTGAGCCTGATGAAAAAACTACATCTTTATACAAATCGAAACTTGAAGATATTGTGGAACCAACGTAAGCGTCAAATAGTAAAAACCTCAGTCACATAGACCAAGGTTCGTTTCATTAGTTTTTCTTTTTACTGTAGCATTG